GTGGTGGAAACAAGCGATATCACAGAAAGCATCCACCAAGCCTCTACTACTACTTCGCTTTCTATCTGCTCGCAGTAACACCTGCATTTGCAGAACCTGAAGTACAAAATACATCTAACCCAGTTGCAGCCGCAACGGGAAATGTTACTAACCAGGCTGTGCAGTTCCAGAACAATGGAGCACCATCACGACAAATCTTCGGAGCTAACAGTTCTTGTAATGGATCAACGATGACGTTTAGCCCGTTCTATATGGGCAACGACACTATTCCTAGGGAGTCTGATGGTTATGTTCGGTCTAACAACTACGGAGCACAGATTAACTTTATGATTCCACTTGACGGTGGCATGATTGAACAGTGCAAAGAAATTGCTAGACGACACGAACAAAAGATGCGCTTAAACTACGAGATGGTTCGTGCCCTGAAATGTACAGAGATTATGAAAGCCGGTTTTACTTTTAGACCCGGTAGCAGAGTAGAAGTGTTGTGTCATGACATCATCCCAATCGTATCATTAAATGATAGAAGCGATAGTAAGTCTCTCGATAGCAGTAGTAGCAGCGGGAGCAACACTGAACAACAGATTACACCAACGAATTAATAACGTACATGATCGGATTAGCGGTCTTGATCGTCGTATTGACGGCGTAGAACTGACTGTTGCTCAGGACTACGTTTCTAAATCAGAACTTAAATCAATGATCGACCGTATGGAAGATCACATGATACGTATCGAAGGAAAACTAGACAAAATCGTACTTAGGAATTCCTAAAATGCCAAACTTTCCAAAGAATGCACCTAGCATCCGCAATCCAAAAAAACCTGCTAACAAGACTAACGTTAAATACTACCCTGGTCTTGGCTACGCTCCTACTATTAAAAAAGCACGTTTACCTGGACAACGAAAAGGCTATAACGTTTGATGACTAAGAAAAAAGCTGCAGAGGATCAGTTTAACGAGCTACACAATCTGGTAACTAAAGAGTTTCTTTCTCGCATCAAATCAGGCGAGGCTACAACACAAGACCTCAAGGCTGCATGTGATTGGCTAAAGACTAATGACATCAGTGGTGTTGCTATGGAAAGCAGTCCCCTTGCAAAACTTGCTGCTGTAATGCCAGAAATTGATCCTGAACTTGTCCAATCTAGACTGTACGGAAAACGGTGAACACATCTTCCTATTACAAATCTAATCCTCAAGCAAAACGTCGCAGGCTAAAACAGCAAGCACGCTACAACAAAACACAAAAGGGTCTCAAGATCCGTACGGCTGCAAACAAGCTTAACCGCAAGCTAGGCACGTATGGCAATGGAGACGGTAAAGATGCATCTCACACAGGTCCTGGTAAAGGAAAGGTTGAGACAGCATCAACTAACCGCCGTCGTCCAAGAATGAAACAACGCTACGCATAGTTCATGACCCCTTTGTTCCCTACTCCTGATCACTACCTTTACAACCTAATAGCCATGACGTCTCCAGAAGCTAAGCGCCTGTGGAGGCGCAGTATTAAAGAATACTTTGGAAAAACATGTGTCTATTGTGGAGAGACTTATGAATTACACGAACTTACTTTGGATCATGTCCACCCGAAAACTTATGGTGGGGAGGATATTACAAGCAATTTGGTACCTTGTTGTAAAAAATGTAATCAGGCAAAAGGGAGCAGTAATTGGTTATCTTGGATGAGACAAACATTCGGTGTTAACCGACTTAGAGAAACTCTTATTTTATCGCATATTGACTAATGGCACGTTACGCACGAAAAGATTTTGGGCTCGGTAAGCCTAAAAAAAGGGAAACAGCTAATGCACGCAAAGTAGCTAATCAAGCACAAGGCAAACCAGCAACACAAACTAAATCAAAACTGTCTGATGCCATGTACACTTGGGCTAAGACAAACATGTCTAAGCTTAAATCCCCTACAAAAGCTCAAAACAAGATTTTTGAGAAGTACAAAGCTATGAACAAAGCTGGTGATCAGCCAGCAAACCCTAAGCCAAGAACTGCTACTCAAAAAAGTAGCCAACCAACTACACAACCTGCAAAAAAAACACAACCTACTGTAACTGTCAAGACAAAACAACAAGGTTCTGGTGTGCAAGGTAGTTTCCGCAAATCAGATCCACCGTCACCTACTGTTAAAAAACGTTCGTCTGGTTCTGGACGTGCACGAGTAAATAAAGAAGATCCACGTGAGCGGAGTGTGCGGCGCAACCTACGTGAAGCACAAAGTGCAAGAAGGAGACGTGATCAAAAGACAGCGTTTTCTAAACCAAAGATACCTATGAGCCCTCCAAAAAATCCTAAAGAAGGTGACACCTATAAAAAACCCTTTGGTAATGTAATGATCTTCAAAAACGGCAAATTTATTCGCAAGTAAATGGCAAAACGTACTTACAATCGTCGCGGACGTACAACCGCTAAAAAACCTGTAACTTCTGACAAGCGTCGTGCACAACGTGTAAAAGGTGCAGAAACATCACGTGCAACTGGATCTAAAGACCGCCTGACTCGTGGTCGTGGTGTAACCAGAAACCGTACTGGTGCCCCTCGTGGTGCACAGGGTCCACGCACAGCTCCACAACAAGGTCCCAGCCAGCGTGTAAGCGGTCTGATTGGTAGCCGTGGTGCTAAGCCACCAGCTAAACGACCAACGCCCCCAACCCCTGGCCGTCGTCTCGGTAGTAAACTAGGTACTGCCGCAAAGGTTGGTACTATTGTTAACCCACGGTCTGATATTCCTGCTAAGGCTGTAGCTGCTGCAAGTTTACTCGCAGACCTTATGCAACAACGTAAGCAAAGCTCAACTAAACCAACTTCTAGTGTTGGTAAATACAACACCAAAGATAAAGACGGTACGGTTCGTAGTCGTGCAAAAGTAGGTCCTAAAAAAGTAGGTACTGTTGCAGAATCATTTGACCGTGCTTTTGCAACCGCCCGTAAAGCTGGTAAAAAAACCTTTACCTATAAAGGTAAAAAATACACTACCAAAATGAAGGGTGAGTAATACATGACCAACGTCGTTCTGGCGTTGCAAGATGATTTCAAGCTGTTTCTGCAGGCTCTGTGGTCACAGCTTGACCTCCCTTCGCCTACCCGTGCTCAATATGCAATTGCAGACTATCTTCAACATGGACCTAAACGTCTACAAATACAAGCTTTCCGTGGTGTTGGAAAGTCCTGGATTACAGGAGCCTTTGTTCTGTGGACGCTTTTTAATAACCCTGAAAAAAAAATCATGATTATCTCGGCTTCTAAAGAAAGAGCCGACAACATGTCTATCTTTTTGCAGAAGTTAATCATCGAGACACCTTGGTTGTCTCACCTAAGACCTAAATCAGATGACTCACGCTGGTCTCGTATCAGCTTTGACGTTAACTGCTCCCCTCACCAAGCACCGTCTGTTAAGTCTGTTGGTATTACTGGTCAGCTAACTGGTTCCCGCGCTGACCTGATGATCCTAGATGATATTGAAGTGCCAGGTAACTCCATGACCGAACTCATGAGAGAAAAACTACTTCAATTATGTACTGAAGCTGAATCTATCCTTACACCAAAGAATGATTCACGGATTATGTTCCTTGGTACCCCGCAGACAACCTTTACCGTTTATCGTAAGCTCGCTGAGAGGGCCTACAAGCCCTTTGTTTGGCCTGCTAGGTACCCTCGTAAGGTAAGTCAGTACGAAGGCCTCTTAGCGCCGCAGCTAGTGGCCGATATAGATAACGGTGCAGACGCTTGGAACGTTACTGACCCCGATCGTTTTGCTGATGATGACCTTATTGAACGTGAAGCCGCAATGGGACGGTCTAACTTCTTACTTCAGTTCATGCTGGACACCAGTCTCAGCGACTCTGAGAAGTTCCCACTTAAGATGGCTGACCTCATCGTTACCTCTGTTAATCCTACTAATGCTCCAGATTCCGTCATCTGGTGCTCAGACCCAAAAAACGTCCTTAAAGAATTACCGACTGTTGGATTACCTGGAGATTATTTCTACTCTCCAATGCAGCTCCAAGGAGAATGGGATCTTTACAGCGAAACAATATGCTCGATTGACCCGTCGGGTCGTGGCTCAGATGAAACAGCAGCAGCTTATATCTCCCAACGTAACGGTTTCTTGTACTTGCACAAAATGTGCGCTTACAGAGACGGATACAGCGACAATACATTACTCGATATTCTAAAATACTGTAAACGTTATAATGTAACTAAACTTGTCATCGAAACTAACTTCGGTGATGGTATCGTCGCTGAACTATTCAAAAAACACCTCCAACAAACTAAACAAGGCATTGACGTCGAAGAAGTTAGAGCCAACGTCCGTAAAGAAGACAGAATTATTGACTCCCTTGAACCTGTCATGAACCAACACCGCTTGGTCGTTGATAAAGACGTCATTGATTGGGATTATAAGTCCAATAAAGACGAAGCTCCTGAAAAACGTCTCCTTTACATGCTCTTCTATCAGATGTCTCGCATGTGTCGTGAAAAAGGTGCCGTTAAACATGATGACAGAATTGACGCACTCGCTCAAGGTGTCAAATACTTTACTGACTGTATGTCTATCTCAGCTCAAGAAGCTGTCAACCAACGAAAACGTGAAGACTGGAATGACATGCTTAAAGCTTCCATCGAAGACCCACAAGGACTGACAAATCATCTCGTTTTGGGCCTTAACACACAACAAAGACAACAGAGCCGTAATTCCTCCAGAACCCATATCCCTACTTGGTTCTCACATTAGTCTCACTTTACGCACCCATGTATACAGGGAGAGGGAGGGTGGACCTGACCCCTGCATGGGGGAAGGAGACACATCTTTCCCCCTTTAATACTTATATCGTTATACATTTGGAGTCCAATGGAGACACATTTGGGTATGTTTTACATACAGTTGTGTAATGTTTGGTCGTATATGTTTGGTTATATCCGACCTTAGTTATAATACATACTATACTAACGATATATAAGACACTATACATACATTCATTACAACGATAT